GCTCGGTTATCTCGTATGTCTCCGGCTCCTCGTTGGACATCCAGTTGTCCGGGTCCGTCGTCCATGCTACGATCGCGCCGGTTGCGTCGCTCCAGTTGTTTGTCCACTGGACCAGTACCTTGCCGGAGGTGGTGGTTGCCGTGACGGAATTAAGCGTAGGAGCTGTCGGAATGCCGGATGTGTAGGAAGCGTAAGCCGATACCATGCCCGGTACCGCTGTCACGTTTCGCACATGGATGGCATAGCCTGTTTCCGAGGAGATGTCTTCCGTCGAATTGATGGTCGCGGATGCCGTGCCGTTCGGGATCGTGCCGATAAGGATGTAGTGCTCGATGCCCATCTGAGAGTATTTCTCCAGATAGACTTCCTTGTATGCGCTAGGAACGTTCGTCCCATCGTCCGTGATCGTGACTGTGACATCAAATCCCGAAGTCGTGATGGTTCCCATGGAGAATGTAGCCGAAGGTGCTTCGAGCTTGCCTGTGAGCACTCTGTAGGCCGTCGAGTAAGAATAGACCGAGTCGTGCTCCGTCCTGATGCGGACCCATAGACATTCATCGTCTCCGATCAGCGATGCAGTAGTGACCGCTACCGAATACGCTGTCTTTCCGTTCGAGTAGGCGAAGTCCGCTCCGTCCGTCCATGATGCTCCGGAAGGGCAGGCCATTGTTGCATCCGGCTCGCCAATGTAATATTGCGGAGTCATCTGGTCGATGGTGTATGTGTCGCCCTTGAGGTTAAAGTTGCAAGTCAGCTGGTAGTAAGACGGCTTGACCGTATACGAGCACGGCTTCTTCTGCCATGTTGCACTCGGAGCCGGTCCGATGTAATGGCGCTGAGTCCTGACTGCGGATGTACCGCCGGGGCCAACTGCCTTGACTTGCAAAATTCTGACCGTGCCGGTGGTATTGTCTGTGTAAGTGTAGGACGCGCCCGCTGCCGTCCATGCGCTCCAGCCCGTGGCCGCGTTCGGAGTCGTGGTGCATTTCGTCCTATACAGACATCTGTAGCACCACGCGCTTCCGGTAGACGAAGAATTTGCCGAGATGGTGAAGGTCGTCTGGTTCGCGCTGTCGTTGCTTACGGATAATGTAGGCGCCGCAGGAGCCGTGATCTTGAACACTGCCGAGGAGCCTGTCCATGCGGATGCTTTATAATCCGTGCGCTTGACCCGCGTCTGGAACTGCACCTGTGTGATGGTGGAAGACGCCGCATAAGTGACCGAGTAGGAAGTGGTCTTCTTGTTGATCGTCTTCGTTGTCCAGCTTCCCCACGCCTTACCGTTGTAGGTGCGATATCTGACCCACTGCTTCTCAGCCGACTTCGCCGCGATCTTCCACGATGCCGTGAACTTGTTGTCCTTACGGGTGATTCCTAAGCCCGTGTTGGGTTCTGTCTTTTTTGCCATAATATCCTCACATTCCCATGCGGACCACGCGCTTCATCTCGCGGTAGAATCTGTCTGCGTATTCCTCAGGAGACTCATCGGTCGATGCGTTGAGCGTAACGTTGAAAGTATTCCCGCCGCCACCGTCTGCGATTGCAGTGGAAATATCCTGCATAAGTGCGCCGCGTCCGTAAAGAATTTCGTCGCCCGCTTCGCCAGCACCGAACAATGTGGCATTGCCGAACATGTACGGCTCCAGCATGGCCTTCTTATTCCATGTGATGCCAAAAGTCGGTTTTTCACCCAACCCGCCGATTCCGTAAGGGGGACGGCCCGCGCTGACCGATATGTGGGGCAGCTGGAGGTTCGAGAATATCTTGCCGATTGACAGCGGGAAGATGCCCTTGATCTTCTCGATCGCGGACTTAACGGTCTCCTTCGCCTTGTCCAGTGCTTCCTTGATCGATGATTTAATTTTGCCGAATGCCGCCTTGACTTTGTTGATGGTCGCCGTGAACTGGAGCGCGTTGTCGATCGCGGAAACGATGCCCTTGACCGCCGGTGCGATCAGATTCACGTAACTGCTGATACCGTTTGCAATACCGCTCAGCAGGTTCTGCCCAATGGCTCCCCAGTCCGTCTGCGAAAAGGTGTCAACGACCGCCTGTGCCGCACTGGAGACGCCTTCTGCGATGGTTCCGGGCAGTTGCGGGAGTGCGTTCAGGATGCCCGCCTGAATCTGACCAAGCATGGTCATGCCGGACTCGACCAACTGCGGAAGATTCTCGCCGATCGAAGTCACGATCTGGACGATCAGGTCGAGCGCCGCCTGTCCGATTTCCGGAAGGTGCTCGCCTATGCCCTGCACGATGCCGCCGATGATTTCAGCGCCCTTCTGGACAAATTCGGGAAGGTTCTCCACGATGAACGTGATGGCAGTGCTGATCATCGAGCCGACATTTGACAGCACACCCGGAACTCCGTCCAGAATCCCGTCAGCGAATCCGCCGATCATCTGGATGCCTTTGTCGATCAGGCTGTTTTTGTCGATAAACTCAAATACACCGGTTATCTTCTCGCCGAGCCCTGCAAGCGCCGTCGGTGCGTAGTCAATGATCGACTGGAACAGACCGCCAAGAGCCTGAGCCGCCTGCGGACCGTACTCTGTTGCGACAGTCTGCAGGGCTCCCGGAAGAGCCGTGAACATCTCTCCGAGCATCGGAAGCAGATTATTGCCGACGAAGGTGATGGCAGAATCAATCAGCGTTGAAAGAGTTCCAGCCACATCTCCGCCGGTCGTAAGACTTCCGAAGAAGTTAGAAGCCGCCGCCTTCATCGCTCCGAAAGAACCTTGGAACGTGTTCGCCGCTTCATCTGCAGCGACTCCGGTCAGTCCGAGGTCGCCTTGAATCACATGGATGGCATCATAAACATCGCCCAGGTTGCCGATGTCATATTCCTTGCCGGATAACTTCGAGGCATCCTGCAGAAGCCGCTCCATCTCTTCCTTCGTGCCGCCGTAACCAAGCTTGAGGTTGTCCAGCATGGTGTAATTTTGTTTTGCAAATCCAGAATAAGCATTCTGAATGCTTTCCAGAGGCGTGCCCATCTTGGCAGCATTGTCGGTCATGTCCGTGATGGCTGTGTTCGCCGCTTCGACAGCTTTCTCACTGTCTCCGCCAAAAGCCTGTTTTAAGGACGCGCCGAAACTGACTGCCTGCTCTGCATAATCGTTCGCAGATATGCCGATCTGCGCTGCGTTCTTTGCGTAATCCTTCGCAGACTCAGCTGCTTCACCGTAGATCGTTTCGAGACCGCCGAAGGACTGCTGAAGCTTGCCGCCTTCATCGAGCGCCGCCTTGACGCCTGCAATAATCGGCGCACCGATGGCTGCCGCTGTCAGCGCCTTCTTCATACCGGACAGCAATCCGGACCCGGCAGCACCTCCCGCCTCTTTGCCCGCCTTCGCCCCGGCTGACTTGCCAGCGCCACCGAGCAGGCTATTCATTTTTGATGTGATGCCTTCTGCTTTCGGTATAATTTGCACATAGGCTTTACCTAAGTCAGCCATTGTTGTGTACCTCCATGTCTCTCTGTGCAGTTGCTAATATCTCATCGAGTACCTTGTCGCGTTTTTCATCAGGGACCTCCGGAGCCTTGCTGATCAATGAATCAGACAGTAACTTCGGAGGCGGATCCTTCTTGGTCGCGAACCACTGGTATCTCATCAACTGCAAGATGTCGAAAATTTGGATCAATAGAACCTCGCTGGACACTTCCGTAATGCCTGACAGTTTCAACTTGATCCTTGAATCGGGCCGCAAGCCAGACACAAGCGCCGCCAGCGTCATCACCGGCAGCGCTCGATAATCGTAAATGTGATATGTCTCAGCCAGATCGCAGATCAATGCGGTCTTGTCAAAGGCCAGCATCGCGGCGAGGGACATTAGTTTTTTGTCTCTGGAGCCTCATTGATTATGTTGAAGATCTCCTCAACTTCTTTATTGACGCCTTCGGCAGGAGTGAATTTTCTGCCGCCTCTGACGTGCGTATAAAGCCTTTCTTTCTGTTCTTCTCCGAGCATGAACTTAATCACTTTCCCGATCATGGTCGGTTTTTCGTCCAGGTCGTTGATCAGGTCGATGAACTCCATACTTTTGACCGCATCTTCATTTACTTCAAATTTGAAGCCAGATTTCGTTGTGCCCTGCACCGCTTATCCTCCTCATGCTCCTTTGATATATTCCTTATGCGTGTCGTTATCGCCTGCAGCGAATCCGCCCGCCATAGCCATGATCGTGACGTTGTATCCGAGTGCTTCATCATCCTTATAGGTGATTTCTGCCAGTTCAGACAGGGCGCCGTTCGGGATGACAATGCGCTTTTTGACTCCACCCTTCAGAGCGGTCTCGATAACGTACGCAGCCGGTTTCTGCTCAGTGCTGTTCGCTCTGACCGTGATGCCTGTCGCGAGCGTGCCGGAGACGTTATCATCGCCGTAGACAGACTTAAGCACTTCCACGTTGAGCGATTCAATCAGCGTGTACTGGAACGTATCTGTCTTTTCGGACTGAGTAGTCAGGACGATATCTCCGCCCCACGCCTTGATGTTTTCGCTCTCCGGAGAGTTTTTATTTGTCAGTCCGTCCTCAGATACATATCCAAGACAAGCAAATGCCGCATCAAGCGCTGTTTCTGCGTCTGTCGGGAGCGTGGATCCGAAGGGAGCGCGCCAGATTGCACCTGATTTGGACGGCTTGCCAGTGGTTACATTTGCAACTGTATTAGCCATTTTTTAATCCTCCAAATATGTGACCACGAAAAGCGCCTGATATCGGTACTTCTTTGTGGTAGTGTCTGTAAAGTTGTAGTCGCTGTTAAGTCTCACAGCGCTGATTTCGTCCAGTTCGACCGAATTGGCGACAAGTGTTTTTACCAGCAAATTGCGGAGCGCCGCATCATAGAGCGATGCTCCATAAGACTGAAATACAAGCGTGGCGGTTGGGATGTGATTGGATTCAGATGACCCGACCTTCTCGATCAGGACGTAGTCGGTCAGGTCTTCGGTCGGTTCTTCCATGTACACAGGAACGTCAAGCCGTTCCGTTAAGTAATCGAGATATATTTTTTCGATCATTCCATCACCCCATTTTCAGACCCACTGCCTGACATGCCTTGATCAGCGTATTTTCTTTCAGATTCTTTTCAGCCGCTTCTCTTGTCTGTGGATAGACGTTCGTGATTGCGACATATGACGCCATGTGTGTTCTGGATCCGAAGCCGTCACCGGCAACATTCGCCGCCGCGGTGCCTGCCTCAGAGAGAGCACTCTGCATTTCGCCGGACTTCATGAGTTCATTCAAACCGGGCAGATTCAGTTCAAAGTCAACATCACGGCTCATAGCGCTCCACCTTCACTTTCATGTTCCACTGGAGCGGAATCAGATGGTCGATGCCCTGAGTCGGAGCGCCGAATGTCCGGAAGCGCTCTCCGAAGAACTCGACCACAGCGTCTTTCCATTCGTGGTTGTCACCCTTCGGAATCGCAAGAGTATACGCCAGGCGTTTGCCGGACAAGTTCATCTCGTTCACAATGTCTTCCGTGTTAGGCTCGCCGATCAGAACATTCTCGACGATTGTCGTGGTTTCTCCGTAAATCGGACGATTGAAGTCATCCGTGCCGGTCTGGACTCGGTTGTGTAAAGTCACTGTAATACCGCGCATATCATCACCCCTCACCGATCACGTTGACGTCTTCAACAGCCGCACCGATGACGGCTGTGTAGCATAGGCCGGTGACAGTTCCTGCACTGGTGACCATGATCCGATCTTGTTGCCGACGCCGAGCATCCTCTTTTCGGCCCTTGTCAGGTAGATCTCACCGGCTGCACCACTTCCACCGATCGTCCATGACTGCGAATACCCGAGAGCGGAAACCGTGCCCTGCGTTGCTCCGACTGGAATATTGGCATCCGTTGAGCCATCACCAAGCGCACGAGCAACCACACGGCAAGATATGGTCTTTGCGATGTCCTCAAGCACTTCGTCGTTGTATGTGTCTATTAAGATGGCAACATCGTCCAGCAACGCCGCGCAGACCCTCTGCTGATCCGCTGACATCGTATAGGTCAAACGCTGTTGGACGTCTGCGACTGTTGCATATGCCATGTTGTTACCTCACTTCTTTGTTGTCCTTTTGCGTTTCGGCTTTTCTTCGTCCGCTTCGGGTTTATCAGCGGCGAGCTTGTGACCCGCCGCCAGATATTCTTCTACCCGATTGTCCGCAACGTACATTGAAATACCGGTAACGCGATCAATCATTTTGACTCTGTTCACGCCTTGGTAAGTGCCGCGAAATAGTTAGTTTCCGCGATGAATCCGATCTCGATCTCAGCACGAACAGCGAACATATTCTGCTGGAACAGATTGATGGTAGTGTTGCCGGATGTCAGAGTGGCATCTGCAGAATAGTCGATGCGGACGCCTTCAACCACGCCATACATCGCATGAGTCCAGTCACCGGCAAAACCGACAATGTTCGGAGTGCCTGCCTTGTAAGCTGCAGCACTGAAGTATACCGGAGCGCCAAGCAGACGATTCACAGCGCCTTCTGCTGCGGAATTGACGAACAGCGGACGCTTATCTGCATCCTGGGCGCCAAGCAGAACGCCACGACCCTGCGGAGAGAATGCGAAGCCGCTGATCGTACCACCCTGTACGGAAATCGCTGTATCAGCTGCAACCAGTCCGTCATAAGCGGTCTTGCCAGTATCATCGAGCGGATAACCTGTAACGGATGCGAAATTATCAAAGTTCGCAAGTGTCCCGGAAGACGGACCGAAGAGAACAGTTTCGTCGAATTTCTTTGCCAGTACGCCCGGAAGACGTGCGATCAGAGCGTCATACAGAGATGCAGCATCACGTCTGAACTCATCGCTGAAAGGAACGATGACAGCAAGCTTGTGGGCCTGCATGATCTTCTTGTCGAGTGTCGGATTAGATACCGGCTTCACGCCTGTCTCAGCAACCCATGCCGCTTCGGGATCACCTGCGATGACCGGAATCTGTACACCACGCCCGGGGAGAGCGATCTGTCTTGCAAGCTGCATAACCATAGAACCTTCCTGAGTCTTCTGAAGGATCTCAGTAGATACGTCATTCGGGAGCTGGATATTTGTTCTGTTGGTAGGAATACCTGTTCCTGTGATAGCCATAGTTAGTTTTACCTCCTCATTTATTGAAATTGATTGAACCATTCCGCGAAGGATTCGCGCGTGGTCTTTTTAGGTGTAACCGTTACCTCTCCACCGTCCCTCATGCTCGGATATGCTGAAGGCTGTGCGAACTTGAGGATCGCCTGCGCTTGTGCGGTGCAATCTTCCTCGGTTTCACCTGTCAGCAAGTGGATGGGGACGCCTGTCGCTTCCGCAACCTTTTCGCGTGTCTGTCGGATCGCTTCGTTGGCCTTCAGTGTGTTCAGCTCTCCGTTGACCGCTTGCAGTTGGGCAAGTGCGTCATTAAGCTCGTTTTCCTTGTTGGATGCCTGCGCTTGCGCGAGTGCGTCCTGTGCGCTCTTGAGGCTCTTTTGCAGATCATCAAAACCCCTCTTGGCGTTATTGATGTCGTTGCCGTTGATCCCCATGAGAGTGTTGATCTGGTCGTCCGTGGCGTCGGGAAATAGATTGGTAATGTCTGTGCGCTTCATTTTTTTCCTTTCTCCGATACGCTTTTTACGAGGTTGCATCTCGCTCGGTCGCGTGTTTTACGTCTCGCCGGACAAATTTGTGTATAAAAAAAGCAGGCGATTTATACGTCTGCTTCTTCTGCTTTGGAGCTATTCAGTTCTTGTCGTTTTTCATATGCGTCACGCTTTTGTCGGTTGATTTCTTCTTTGTTTTCTGCGTAAAAATCTCTCCGCATTGCATTGATCTTTGCTTTCGGAGAATTACCGTCCGCATCATAATACATCCGCTTGTATTTGTCGGGATCGTACCCTTCAACATTCGTGTCACTGTTAAATCGTACCGCATAAGTGCAGTCACAATTCGCGTGAATGTGTTCCGCGTGCCCATTCTTCAGAGCGGCCTTCGACGCCCGCTGCCATCCTCTGGAAGCCAGTGTGATGCAGAATGCACAAGTATCTCCATTCGGCACCCACGCCCATTCTGCGCCGTCGCGGATCGCGTTCTGCATGGTTGTGTCCACGCCTGTCATTTTGACCATACGCCCCACAGACGAGGCCATCGTGCTGATATTTCCTAATTTGGCAGTGCCGTTAATTGCCTTCGCCACTTCGCTATAGGTCGCTGTCTGTGCAGGTATGGCGGCCTCAACAGATGCCCCGGATGCCTGCGCGACTGCATCGTACATCTCGCAGGCTAAGGCAGCGGCTCCTTCTCCGTACTTTGTCGAAATTCCGTAAGCAAATTCGATCAGAACATCAGTGCCGTCTCCCCACCCCCAGCCTGTCTTGTTGATGAATTCCTCCATCTGTTTCGTCGCAGCGGCGTCAAGCTTTCCGAGAGCAATCACGAATTTCGTCCAGGCATTTGCGTCGAACGTCATGTCATGTCACCCAATTCATTCAGCACGTCAAGACCGCGCTGTCTTGTTTCCTGCGCCTTGATCCTTCGGATGTCCGCCTTGCTGAAGCCGATCATTTCCGCAAAAACATCCGTCTGAGCGAATCCCGGACGAACCGATGCAATTTTGATCGCCGCGTCAGCTGTCACCGCCACGGACGGCATTGCAGGGTTCTTGAAGTGGGCAATGATTGCCTTCTGTTCGTCGGTCAGGCCGTCCAGCGTGGTGTTGTTGGTAATTGCCAACGCCATCAATGCGATGTTCCGGAGCGCATCACCATTGGAGACATTCAGCTGTTCCGCCATACCCACAAGCGTCTGCGTCTGCGCAAGGATCGCGTCAGATGATGTCGGATTTGCATCATTGACCACGCCGGTGTCCGTCACAGACAGGCCGGTCGCAGCTGAGAACTGTGTCGCGAGGATCCGGAGCATCTCGACGTGCGGCGCAATGTTTCCCTGCTGAAGCTGCCCAAAGGTCGGCTTTTCCCCCGTCTCCGGATTGTTGGTCGATGCCAGGATATTGCCGACGTACTGTTTGAATTTCTGATTGATCACAGCGTCATACTGCTCATCCGTGATGCCCAGCAGATACTTCTGCGGAGCCGTCGAGAACTCAAGGCCGATAGTCGCATTGGCGATCGTCCGCACATATCCTTGGATCAATCGTCTGACCGGCTCCTTGATCCTGGATCTTCCGAATGGCTTTGCACTGGTCGCGTTCCAGATCAGCGGCTCCATGAGCGGCCTTCCCATACGGTGCGGATATCCGGCCGCAATCCACTGTTGATTGTTTTTGCGGATCATCCACACAGCATCGTCCGTATATAGATAAATCATTGAAGGCGTATACACAGCAGGGTCATCCGTTGGCATTGTGTCAATGATCGCCATGCCGTAATCAATGCGGCCCTTGTCGCCGTTCCAAACAGCCGCAGCTGTCTGAGGCGAATGAAAGCGGATCTTACACCCAAGCACCGGATCAGCGGAAAGCGTGGCAAACGTGCATCCGTATTTCAGTTCGTCCCGGCATGATTTGGCATATTCAGCGACCAGACGATTATTGATGACAATTTCATCCAGTTCCGCGACCTCTTCGCCGTTCACGCCCACAAAGCCATCGAACATCGAGCGAGCCGCGAGGACATCGACACACTTCGCGCCCCAGCTGCAGCCGATCTGAAGACGCCTGATCCCATCCGGAAGCGCGATGCCCAGATTGACCTCATCAAGGCCGATCTTACCTTCGTAATATCTGTTTTTTTCGGCATTCTTTGAAACATGATTCTGGTAAACCGTGATCAATTTCTGCAGAATGACTTTTTCGTAATCTCCGAGACCATCTACAGCCATCGGATTGATGTTCAGTACCATTTGTGTGTCCTCATATCTTTAACCAATTCGCATCTTTTTAGCCGGATTTCTCTTGCACGTTTTCGCGCCAAACAGCGCAAGCGCACACGCTTCGATCGGTGCAGCGTTTTCGCCTCCAAATCCCCAGCCTCCGCTGATCGGACGTTTTGTGGAGGTGATGGCGCTGTCCCGAAGCGCCTGCTGTGGCTGATACCACGTTATGGTCTGCTCGTTGAGCGCGTCCGTCAGCATTCCGACCGCTGCAATGACATCCTTCACCCGGGGCCGTATCACGGAACCTTTGAATTTCCAGACCTCGCTGATCTTCTCGACCAGGACGTCAACACCGTTCCGTCCGTCAATCACTACGCATGACGCTTTTTCATACCTGGCATTCAACCATTCCGCAAGCCACCTGACTCCAAGACCGGTCGGCTGACGGTCGATCAGCTCGACTCTGGCTGTTCCGTCATCTGCAACCACAGCGCCGCACAAGCAGACCTCGGAGCCGTCTGGTGTAAACCTGACTCCGTAAGCAATCTTGCCCTGAGGCATTGCCATGTTAGAAGCGCAGGCGTCCCAGACGTCTTCTGGTATCGCATAATCAAGTTTGTGTTCAACAACCGGCGTCCACCAGCCTAAGCGCTCACGCGCAAACGTGTCTGGCGGCATTTGTTCCAATTCGCCCTCGATTGTTGTCAGCATGATTCTCCTGCCTAACGCAGGATTTGTGGCGGCCCATCGCTTCCGATCGGATACATCCCCGATCTCATCGACAGAAAACTCAAACCATGCTGTTGCTTTTGTGTTGCCTGCTCTGGCGCTGTCGCGGATTCCCCGGAAGACTTCCCCGGCTGATTCTCCATCCGGAGGAGTTCCGACATAAATCACTTGCGGATTCTTGCTCGCCGAAATTGCCGGAATGAAAGATGCCTGCGAACTGACATCCAGTTCCTGCGCCTCATCAAAGATCAGCAGATCACCGTGCTGACCTCGGCCTCCGTTTCGTGTCCTGGCTAAGAATTTGATTCTTGCACCATTCGTCAGGATAATCTGCTCACGACCGAGCGCTGTTTTGATGTCCTTCACATACTTCCGGACTTTCGGAGAATCAAAAAACGACGCCAATTCTTCAAACGTCTCCGTAGATGTCTTTTGAAGATGCGCCGTATATAACACCTGTTCTTTATATAAAATCATGCCCGAAGACGATCTACCTTGAACCAGACCCGTCTTCCCGTTCTGCCTTGGTACAGATCCGCCGCACGTCCGACAGACCCAGACGCCATTCTGGACAGCCATCCAGTCAGACAGGACCATGCCCTGCCATGGATCCAACACGATTCCGCCTGCTCTCAGCAATCTGTTGGCATATGGTTCATCTGTTTCCAAATACTCCGGCGAGATCCTAACGGACGGCTCTTGCGTTCCCATCAGAATCGACGTCTGAGAGGATTTGCGCGATTTCGTCGCCATCATCTGTCGCTCCCTCTATTTCTTCGATCTCTCGGATTGTCTCACGGTACTGGCGTGCGATGGCAGCCATTGACTTGATGTCAGATGTAGCCAAAGCGTGTTCCAGAATGCCTTCCAGTTCCTTGAGTTTCTCCAGTCTGTCCATTTCAAAAATCCTTTGTGTGTAAATCGGCGCT